AGAAGCTGTCGGAGAACCTGGGCGTTGCAAAGAAGGCGCTCGATGCGTTCGGCACCACCGAACTCCGCACGCTGCTGAACGAAACCGGACTCGGAAACCACCCGGAGCTCATCCGGTTCATGTTCCGTGCCGGCAAGGCGATCAGCGAGGACCGCATGGTCACGGGCGCGGCCACGCAGGCCAAGGCCGGACCACGCAGCTTCGCCGACCTCGCCGAGGCTCTTTACTCAAACACCTAACCCAACAAGGGAACCACAGCAATGGCAACTCTCTCCACTTCCAACCTGACCCTCGCGGACTGGGCCAAGCGCACCGATCCCGAGGGCAACGTGCCCATCATCGCCGAGCTCCTGTCGCAGTCGAACGAGATCCTCGAGGACTGCGTCTTCAAGGAGGGCAACCTCCCGACCGGCGAGCGCGTCGTGATCCGCACCGGCCTGCCCCAGGTCTACTGGCGCGCCCTCAACCAGGGCATCCCGAACAGCAAGTCGACGACCGCCCAGGTCGACGAGGCCTGCGGCATCCTCGAGGCCCGCAGCGAGGTCGACAAGGACCTCGCCATGCTGAACGGCAACACCGCGCAGTTCCGGCTGTCTGAGGACACCGCCTTCCTCGAGGCGATGAACCAGACGATGGCGAGCACGATGTTCTACGGCAACCCGGCGACCGACCCGAAGCAGTTCCTCGGGCTGGCCCCGCGCTACTCGGCGCTCACGGGTTCCAACAACAGCGTGAACATCCTCAACGGCCTCGCCGGCGGCGGCTCGTACTCGAGCACCGCGAACACCTCGGTGTACCTGGTGGTCTGGGGCGACAACACCGTCTACTGCCCATTCCCCAAGGGCTCGACGGCTGGCCTCATGCACGAGGATCTCGGCGAGCAGACCGTCTACAACTCGGACGGCACGCGGCTCCAGGCGTACTCCACGCGCTACCAGTGGAAGAACGGCCTGGTCGTGAAGGACTGGCGCTACGTCGTGCGCATCTGCAACATCAACACGACCGACCTGCTCGCGCAGTCGAACGGCCAGGCGACCACCTCGGCCAGCAACCTCATCCGCCTCATGGCGCGTGGCCTGTACCGCATCCCGAACATGGCGATGGGCCGTGCCGCGTTCTACATGAACCGGACCGTGCACAGCGGCCTGTCGATCATGGCGCTCGACAAGAGCCAGGCGGTCGTCAAGGTGAACGAGGGCCTGTCGCAGTTCGGCACGCCGTACAGCTGGCTGTCGTTCCTCGGCGTCCCCTGCCGTCGCGTCGATTCCATCCTCAACACCGAAGCCCAGGTCAGCTGACCCGCACACTCCTGAAGGGAGACACTCACAATGATTACTGACGTCCTTCTCACCGTGTCTGGGTCCAACACCCCCGGCTCGGCCATCTCGGGCCAGGCCATCACGGCCGACGCCTACAGCACCGACACCATCGACCTCGGCACCGCTCGCGACATCGGCGAGGGCCGCCAGCTCTACATGGTGTTCACCGTCGTGACCACGTTCAACACGCTCACCAGCCTCGACCTCGAGGTGGTTTCGTCGGCGAACGCGAACCTCTCGTCCCACACCGTCCTCGCGGAGACGAACGTCCTGCTCGCCGGCCTGACCGCCGGGAAGCAGTACGTGGTCGCCATCCCGCCGCAGATCGCAAGCCTCGGCCTGCGCTACCTCGGCGCCCGCTACGACGTCAACGGCACTGCACCGACCACGGGAAGCATCCTGGCGCAGATCGTCATGGACATCCAGGACGGCCAGAAGTTCTACGCCAGCGGCTTCACGGTCGCCTGATAGGAGCATCACATGGCGATGGTCAAGGCATTGGTCGACTGCTTCGTGGACAACGGGCTTCGGAAGGCGGGCGAGGAGTTCCGCTACTCCGGTCCTGCTCTCCCCGACGTGCTTGAGTTCATGGACGGCGGCCCCGTCCTCGACGCAGCCGAGCCGGAGCGCAAGCTGCGCCCCGGACGGAAGCCCAAGGCCGAAGCCACGCCGAACTGATGCGTGCCTGAGTTCGCGAACAAGGGAGGGGGGCCGTCCACGCCGGCCCCCCTCCTGTCACGAAGGGAGCGAGAATGCCATCGGTCGTTGATCTCTGCAACCTCGCACTCGCATACCTCGGGGATGATGCAACGGTCGCAAGCATCGACCCGCCAGAGGGCTCGGCGCAGGCCGAGCAGTGCCAGCGCTTCTACCCCATCGCACGCGACACGCTGCTCCAGATGCACACCTGGAGCTTCGCCTCGCGGCGCGTCTCGCTCGCGCAGGTCACGATGCCGTACACGATGTGGAAGTACGCATATGCCTGCCCCGGGGACATGATGACCGCCGTGTCGGTGCTCCCGCCCGAGGCCGAGGACGATTACGCGGTGCGCGCCTACCCGGCCGACCGCTACGGCTGGGGCTGGATCAACACACCGTTCGTCGCAGGCGGCACCTACGTGCCGCAGCCGTACCAGATCGAGACGGACACGGCCGGGAACAAGGTGATCTACACCAACCAGGAGAACGCGCTCCTGCGCTACCAGGCGCTCGTCACCGACCCGACCAAGTTCGACCCGCTGTTCTCGAACGCGCTCGCGTGGCACCTCGCGTCGATGCTTGCCGGCCCGGTCATCAAGGGCTCCGAGGGCGCAGCAGAGGGCAGGCGCTGCATGCAGATGGCGCTCGTCTACGTGCAGCAGGCCAAGGCGTCCGACGCCAGCCAGCGCGACATCAGGCCCGACCACATCACGCCCTGGATCTCTGGCCGCTGACCGATGGCACAGACCCGCGTCTATCACCGCTCGTTCGGAGGTGGGGAGCTGTCGCCCGAGATGTTCGGGCGCATCGATGACGTGCGCTTCCAGACGGGCGCTGCCACGATGCGGAACTTCATCGCCCTGCCGCAGGGCGCCGCCGAGAACCGACCCGGCACGCAGTTCGTGCGCGAGGTGAAGGACTCGAGCAAGAAGACTCGCCTGCTGCCCTTCACGTTCAGCACCACGCAGACGATGGTGCTTGAACTCGGCGCGGGCTACTTCCGCTTCCACACGCAGGGAGCCACGCTCGGCCCGGGCACGCCTGCCGCCTACAACGGGGCCACGGCCTATGCGGTCGGCGCGCTCGTCTCCTCAGGCGGCGTGAATTACTACTGCATCGCGGCGACCACGGGCAACGCACCGCCGAACGCCACGTACTGGTACGCGCTCCCGGCGGGGATCTACGAGATCCCGAATCCATACGCCGAGGCCGACCTGTTCGACATCCACTACGTGCAGTCGGCCGACGTGCTGACGCTCGTCCACCCCAACTACGCGCCCCGCGAGCTGCGCCGGCTGGGGGCGACCACGTGGGTGCTGTCCACGATCTCCTTCGTCCCGAACGTGAGCACCCCGACCTCGGTCGCGGTGACGGCCAACCGCGGGCAGGCGCTCAACATCACGGCCTTCACGCAGGCGAACCCGGGCGTCATCACGACCATCGGCAACCACGGCCTCGCGGTCGATGACCCGGTCTACGTCGATGGCGGCACGATGACCCAGGTGCGCGGGTTCTACACCGTGAACTCGACGCCCGGCACGACCACGCTGTCGCTGCGCGCATACGACAGCGGCGTCCCGGTGAACACGACCTCGTTCACGGCGTGGTCTGGCGGCGGCTACGTGCAGTTCGGCGCGAAGACCATCGACTCGGACTCGTACTACGTGGTGACGGCAGTGGACGCAAACGGGATCGACGAGAGCGCACCGAGCGTGGCGGTGAGCGTCACGAACAACCTGAATGCCCCGGGCTCGAGCAACACGGTCACGTGGGCGGCGTCTGCGGGCGCGGCGCTCTACAACGTCTACAAGCGCCAGAGCGGCCTGTACGGCTACATCGGGCAGACGCAGTCGCTGTCGTTCACGGACAACAACATCGCCCCGAACCTCGGGATCACGCCGCCCATCGCGGACACGACGTTCGTCCCAGGCGCGATCCTGTCGGTCCCGGTCACGAACGGCGGCTCGGGCTACGGATCGACGGTGGTGAGCGGCGGTTCGTTTCAGACCGTGGCGGTCATCGCCGGCGGCACGGACTACGACAGCGGCGAATCGGTGACTGTGGCCGACCCGACCGGGAGCGGCGCCACGTTCACCGTGACCGAGTCGGCGGGCGTCATCACGGCGGTGGCCGTCACGGCCAGCGGAAGCCTGTACAGCGACCCGACCTTCTCGGTAGGCGGTGCGGATACCAGCGCCTTCCCCGCCCCAATTGTGGTCGGCAGCGGCGCACGGCTCCTGCCGACGCTCACGCCGCTGGTCTATGGCAGCGTCACCATCGGCGTCACCGACACCACGGGGACCGGGGCCGTGCTCGAGCCCATCGTCCAGGGCGGCGTCATTACCGCCATCCGGGTCGTGAACGGCGGGCGCAACTACACCAGCCCGACCATCACCGTCACCTCGGCGGCAGGCGGGTCGAGCGCCACGTTCGGTGCGGCAGTCCTGTCGGCGGTCCAGTTCCCCGGCGCGGTCAGCTACTTCGAGCAGCGCCGCGTCTTCGCCGGGACCACGCTCGCGCCCCAGACGCTCTGGATGACCCGCACGGGCACCGAGAGCGACATGTCCTACCACATCCCGGTGCAGGACACCGACCGCATCTCCTTCACCGTGGCCGCCCGCGAGGCGAACACCATCCGCCACCTGGTGCCGCTCACGCAGCTCCTCGCGCTGACGAGCGCCGCAGAGTGGCGAATCTCCCCGGTCAACAGCGACGTCATCACCCCGACCACGATCTCCGTGCGCCCGCAGGCATACGTCGGGGCCAACAACGTCCAGCCGTCCATCGTCAACAACACGGTGGTCTACTGCTCGGCCCGCGACGGCCACGTGCGCGAGCTCGGCTACTCGTGGCAGGCCAGCGGATTCGTGACGGGCGACCTGAGCCTGCGCGCCACGCACCTGTTCGACAACTTCGACATCTCGGACATGTGCTACAGCAAGGCTCCGCAGCCGCTCCTGTGGTTCATTTCAAGCACGGGCAGGCTGCTGGGCCTCACCTACATCCCCGAGCAGCAGATCGGCGCATGGCACCGCCATGACACGGACGGGTCGTTTGAGTCATGCACGGTGGTCGCGGAAGGAGTCGAGGACCGCCTGTACGTCATCGTGAAGCGCACCATCGGCGGCACGACCAAGCGGTACGTCGAGCGCATGGCGAGCCGCCAGGTCGGGGACATCGAGGACTGCTTCTTCGTGGACAGCGGCCTGAGCTACGACGGCACGAACACGGGCTCGACCACGGTGACGGTCACGGGCGGCTCGACCTGGGGTCCGGCAGACGTCCTGACCGTGACGGCGAGCACCGCGATCTTCCAGTTCCCCGCGACCACGGACGTCAACGATGCCATCGTCATCACGGCCACGGACGGCACGCAGTACCGCCTGACGATCCTCGGCACGTCGAGCACCACGGTGGCGACGGCCAAGGTGGACAAGGTGATCGCGCCCGCCCTGCGCGGCGTGGCGACCACGCGGTGGTCGTTCGCACGCGACTCCATCTCGGGCCTGGGGCACCTCGAGGGCAAGACCGTGAGCATCCTCGCGGACGGGGCCGTGATGCCGCAGAAAGTCGTGACGGCAGGCACGGTCGCGCTCCAGCGCGCATCGACCGTGGTCCATGTCGGCCTGCCCTACGACAGCGACCTCGAGACGCTGCCGATGACGCTCCAGGTCGAGGCGTTCGGGCAGGGCCGCGCCAAGAACATCAACGAGGCATGGCTGCGCGTGGTGAGCTCGAGCGGCATCTTCATCGGCCCCAGCCTCGACAACCTCGTGGAGGCCAAGCAGCGCACCACGGAGCCCTACGGCAGCCCGCCGGCCCTGAAGACGGACGAGATCGGCGTGAAGCTGACGCCGTCCTGGCAGCAGGCGGGGCGCATCTTCGTGCGGCAGTCTGACCCGCTGCCCCTGACCATCGTCGGGCTGACGCTCGAGGTCGCCATCGGAGGATGACATGAACCTGACCCCGGCCCAGCAGTGGATGCTCAACATGCCGTACCAGACGCGGGAGGTCGGCACCATGCTGACCAGCGCCGCGCCGGCGGGCGGCACATTCATGCAGGGCTTCGCCCCGGCCTTCGCCGAGGGCATGACCGTCGCCGGGCCGATTGTCTCCATCTTCGGGGCCGCGTCGAGCGCCATCGGGTCGTACTACGCCGCCGAGAGCCAGAAGAACGCCCTCAAGATGCAGGCGCAGAACCAGCGGTTTGCTGGCGAGATGGCCCGCATCAACCGGCAGGGCGCCGAGTTCACCGCCGCGCAGGTCGGCCGCGAGGGCGCCATGCGGGCCGGGATCATGGGAATGCGCGCCGGGCAGGCCCGGGCCGGCGCACGGGCGTCACTGGCCGCACGCGGGGCCGTCCTCGGCGCAGGCTCTGCACGCGAGATCATCGGCAGCATGGACCTGATGGCCGAGATCGACCGCCTGAGCATCAGCGCCGCCACCGTGCGCGAGCAGGAGGCCGCACGCCTCGCCGCCACGAACCTCGGCGCGCAGGCCACGATGGCCGGAATCTCGGCACGGAACCTCGAGGCGACCGCAGGAACGATCTACCCCGGCATGGCCCTCGGCACCAGCCTCCTCGGCAGCGCCACCGAGATCGGGTCCACGTGGGCCAGGAACCGCCGCATCGAGGAACTGCTCGCAGGCGTGGGAACGCAGAGGATCTGACCAATGCCCACCGTACCGACAACGTTCGTCCCGCAGGTCGCGCCGCAGGCGCCGGGCGACATCGGCCAGTTCCAGGCGCCGGGCGTGCAGGCCGCCGAGAACCTCGCCGGGCCGCAGCTCGCCCGCTTCGGGCAG